CCGTCAAGCAAGCCGGTTGTTGACAAATGTCCACATCCAGAAATACCTAGAACAACGGCGTAAAGATATCGAATCACATAAGATTGCCGACCAAAAAGAAGTCTTAGAGTTCTGGACGGCTGGCATGCGTGGTGAGCGCAAAGAAAAGACGGCACTATCCGGTCCACGTGGAGTCGAGGTTGTTGAGACACCTATCTCAGAGCGTGACCGTAACAAGAACGCCGAGCTGTTTGCCAAAGCGACAGGCATGTTCATTGACCGTCAAGAGATAACTAATACGCAGCCAATCATCATTAGCTCAATTAAGCCGGATGATGATGAGAATATCGAGGTGAGCGATGATGAGCCAACCGATACCGACAGTTGAGGAATTAGTTGGTAAAGGCTATGGGCATTTCTGGAATGACCGTCATTTCTACCGGGTGGTGATGGTATAATGTGGTTGAGGAGATGACTATATTATGACCGAGAAATGGAAAGACGTTGTTGGGTTTGAAAATGAATATCAAGTTAGTAGTCTGGGAAGAGTTCGAGCTAAAGAAAGATATGTTATTAATAATGGTGGAAAACAACACCGAAAAGCTCAATTATTAAAACTACGTCATAACAGTACAGGTTATGTAATTGTCGGTCTTAGAAAGAACGGGTTACCCGGAAAAATTAAGAAAGTTCATCGTCTTGTTGCCACAGCTTTTTTGAATTGCCCTGATTTGTCGCTAGATGTTGATCATTTAGATGGCAACAAGGATAACAATACAGTAAATAATTTGCAGTGGGTTGATCGCTCAGAAAATTTGCGACGAGCATATAAAAACAACTTGAGAGTTTCAACTTTCAAAGACAAACCTAGTAGGCACAGAAAACTTTCAGAACAGCAGGTCAAGGAAGCTCGTCTTAAATATGCAAAAGGAAAATCCACCACATCCATAGCAGATGAATTGTCGTTATCTCAATCGGCAACATACGATATGTTGACGGGGAAAACATATCGGGATGTAATTAAAGAGGGTGATTAAATATGACACAAAAAGCAATACCGACAGTTGAGGAATTAGTTGGCAATGGGTATGGCCATTTTTGGAATGACAAACACTTTTATCGTGTTGTAAAAAGGGTCGCGTGCTTCAAAGAAGTCTAAGACGACAGCACTTAATTTCATCAGCCGAATCATGCAATGGAAGTGGGCTAACCTGCTGGTCATTCGTCGCTATTCAAATACCAATCGTCAATCAACATATTCAGATTTGTGCTGGGCTATTCACCGATTAGAGGCGGATAGCCTTTTTAAGTGCAATTCAGGAATGCCGGAAATCACGTATTTGCCGACTGGCCAGAAGATTCTATTTCGTGGGTTGACCTAACTAGCCCACGTTAAACTCCATTACATCGGTTAAACTCTTAACGAATGAGACGCAGACAAGACCGAGCGATTCCTTATTGTCAAAAAATATTATTCAGAGTATACTGACCCGTATAAGGGGGTCTGTTTATGTATCTAGTATATTTATTCCGTGAAAAAAATACAGGACACGTGATTTATGTTGGCAGTTCAGCAAGACCAGCGGAGAGACTTAAAGAACACCAGCAAGCGTTACTCGGTATGAAAAAGCAATCTTCAATTCATCAATATATGAACTCACACAATTTGAAATTGTACAAAGATGTCATTGTCGAGTGGGTCGATAGCGGTGAAAATAAGCATGAAATGGTTGATTTAGAAGAACAGTATTACTCCAAGTACAAACCAGATGGTTATTTGTTAAATGATCGACCTGGTGAGGACAGGGGCGGCCATTTTAATCCGAGACGGCGTAAAGTCACATGCTTAAACGACGGTAAAATATTTGGAAGTGTTATAGAAGCCGCCAAATACTATGACATACCGAGAACAAGTGTCAGTAATGTTGCTCACGGCTATCGTAGTTATGTTACAAAAAACGGAACTAGGTATCGATTTGAATTGGGTTGGCAAAGGATCGTGTAACGACTATCGAAAGCGCACAAGCAGACTGAAATGTCTGCTTTTTTTATGCGATGAGTAGAGTAAGCCTCAAGTGAGGTTGAAAGATGGAGGACTGTTAAGCAGTCAAGATATAGTCTGATCTGTATGGAAACATGCAGAGGATAAACGGAAACGGTTTATCCGCAACAAAATGTAGATGACCCATTGAAGATTACTTCTATCTCTGTACCACAGGGAAACATCTGCTTTGTGTGGGTTGAAGAAGCCTATGAGATTGAGAACTCGGACAAGTTCGACACCGTGATTGAATCCATTCGTGGTACCAATCCTGATCCCGAATTCTTTAAGCAAGTGACGCTGACATTTAACCCATGGTCGGAACAGTCCTGGCTAAAGAAGAAGTTTTGGGATCCGAAGACGCGGTATCGAAATGTATTCGCACAGACGACCACGTTTCGGGTGAATGAATGGCTAGGTAAAGACGATAAGCAACGTTACCTCGACTTGTACAAGACCAACCCACGGCGGGCAAAGATTGTCTGTGATGGAGATTGGGGTGTGGCTGAAGGACTGGTATTTGAGAACTTCAAAGTTGAAGACTTCGATGTTCCCGAAGTCGTTAAGCAATGTGACACCGTGGTGCATGGTATGGACTTCGGCTTCACCCATGACCCAACTGCTTTCGCCGAAGCAGCCGTCAACTTTAAGACGAAGGATATCTATATCTATAACGAGTTGTACCAACGAGGCATGACTACGGATGATATCTTGCACTGGCTGACGGAACACGGTTACCAGAACTCGGACATCACTGCTGATTCAGCAGAGCCACGTCTGATTTCTGAGCTACACGCGAAAGGTATCAGACGAATCCATGGCAGTTTCAAAGGCAAAGATTCCATTGAGTTTGGTATCAACTTCCTGCACGACTTTACGATACATATCTTGCCAAAGTGTGTGCACGCCATACAGGAATTTAACACGTATGCCTATGACCAAGACAAAGATGGTAACTGGTTAAACAAGCCAGTCGATGCTAATAACCACTTCATTGATGCACTGCGGTACGCATTAGAACAGTACATCATTCCGACAGAGAACCGGCCATCACGTAAGCGGCAGGTCGGCACGTTGAAGCGGTTAGGTTTGATATAGAAAGAGGTGATTAATCAATGGCAGAAACAGCAGACCTGCAAGCCCACGCCATGAGCTTGCCGTATCCGCAGCCGAATTCAGTACGGATGCTAGGCGGTGCACGGTTTCAGTTCGACAGCAATCAAGATTATCGCATGCCGGCTGACGATTGGGCGACAAAAAAGGACAATCCCGAATTGATTAAGCCTCTGTTGAGTTGGTTCATCAATGACCACTACACCATGCAAGTACCACGATTGCTGACATTGGAACGTTATTACACGGGCGACAACGACATCCACTACTGGATGAATCATAAACCGGCTGACCGTGCGGATAATCGTATTCAAAGTGGATTGCCACGCTACATTACCAACATCAGAGTTGGCTACCAGTTTGGTAATCCGCTCAAGTTTGGTTACTCCAATATCACGGATGATAAAGACACCGGCGACGATTTAATTCAGGCAATCGACTTGTTCAATAGCAAGAATGACGAGCCATATCACGAGAAGATTATGAGTAAGAACTTGAACAACACAGGCAGGGCATACGAGCTGATGTATATCCGTGAGTCAACTAACGAGCCAGCTATTAAAGCAATCGACCCAGCTAACTGTTTCGTAGTCTATGACACCACGATTGAAATGCACTCACTGTTTGCAGTGCGTTACTTCATGGTTAAGTTCATGGATCGGGTTACTTATTACGTTGATGTCTACACCGACAGCAATGTTTATCACTTCACTTCTAGCGATTCGCCAACTGGTGAGTACACTCTGATCGGTCAAGAGCCACATTACTTTGGTTCAGTTCCGGTCACCGAGTATCGCTTGAATGATGAGCGGATTGGTTCATGGGAGCCAAAGCTTGATGAGGTTGACGCTTATGATAAGAGTTTGTCAGAGATGGCTAACTCTGAGGAAGACTTCAACAACGCAATCTTAGTCATCTCAGGCGATATCGACAATGGCGACGATCCTGAGAATGCTCAGCCTTTGCTGAATGAGCAAGGCGAACAGATATATGACGAGGATGGCAATCCATTGTACAAGGTCAATAAGATTGACCCGAAGCAACGCGTCATGTTCGTTAAAGCTTCAGTCATCCACGACCCAGCAGGTGGTACAACGGTTGTCCCAACGGATGCCAAGTATCTGACTAAGGAGTTAAACGCTGGCGACTGGAAGATATACGTTGACCGCTTGTTAGCCGATATCCATAAAGACACAAATACACCCGATGTGAGTGACGAGAACTTTGCCGCTAATGCATCGGGTGTTGCTATGACGTATAAGTTATGGGGCAGTGATCAAGAACGGGCTACACAAGAGTCACTGTATACCCGTGGCTTAATGCGCAGATTGCGACTGATGGCAACCTACTGGACTTTCATTCGAGTGATTACTGACGCAGATGAGGTGGAGAACGTTGAGATTACGTACACACCAAACTTGCCGAAGAACGATTCTGAGACGGTCACGAATGCCAAGACGTTATCTGATACCGGTAAGATTAGTGATCAAACAATCCAAAGTATGGTCGAGAACGTTACCGGCGTACCTCAAGAGCAGGAAACACAGCGCATGAAAGACCAGCATAAGCAAGATATGCAGCAGACTGCTAGTCTCATGCAGAATCAGTTGACTGACCAGGAACAGGCACAGCAACCAAACGGCAACAACACTGACCAAGGGGGCGTAGACAATGGCAACACTGACGAAAACCCAGAAGCGGATCAACGACCTGCTCAATCAGGACAGTCAAAGTGATGCTTCGTTTGACGCTGAATATCACAACACCTTGCAGTTCATCAGCACACATATAAATGCTTTCTATACGCATTATGCGGATGAGAATGGGCTGTCGTTGTCCCAAACCCAGCAACGGGTTAATTCATGGGATATGCAGCAATGGCAGCAGGCTATCAAGGAACTGGATATGAGTGACTGGCCTAAAGAAGCCAAGCAACGTGCCAGGATGTACAGCGTTCAGGCTGGATTTGATAAGACCGGCATGATTGGTGCCATGATTGGCTTAGGCATTGTGGCCTTACACAACCATTACCATAACCACATCATGAGCCGAATACACCATGATGGCACGGCTGAAATCATGCACGCTCAGGCAACCATACCTAATCAAGCAAGGCACGTTAAAATGCCAGCTAAGCCAGCTAAGAAGCTGACAAGTATAGTTGACCAGGACAGTACCAAGGAGCAGTGGAGTAGCAATTTATGGCTGGATAGCGACAAGTTAGCTCACGATGTGCAGGATTTAGTTAGTAAGAACTTGAGGCACGGTATCAAGCCGGCTGATATGGATACTTTGCTAGCCCAACATAACAATCCCAAGCAGTTCAAGCCTAATCAGTCACTGGCTGACCGCTTAGCACAATCAAAGTACAACGCTCGACGCATTCTGGTGACCGAATCTCAACGAGTTAATTACCACGTTGACCTGACGACGATGCAGATGAACAACGTTAAGTATGTGAACTGGGTCAATGAGCCTAGCAGTTGTGATGACTGCCAAGGATTAGCCGATATGTCGCCATATCCAATCAACGATTGTCCACGATTGCCTGAAGATTCACATCCAAACTGTCGGTGCCATATTGAACCAGCGACGGATGTTGACGCAAGTAAAGTAACCGGATTCTATAACTTATCTTTCTAACACCTTAACGGGTGCTTTTTTTATGCCCTTTTATCGTAAGCGGGCGTTAAAGAACAAACGACTTCGTTATCGCACGTAAAGTGATTCGTCCATTGGACGTTAAAAGGAGGAATTTTCATGATTAGAGATTTGTTTGCAACAAGTAGACTGTTTGCCCCAGAACAAGGCGGTGCTAGTGGTGCTGGCCCTGAAAAGCCAGTTGATCCAGTGAAACCTGACGACAACCCAGACGATACCAAGCCAGCGGATGACACCAAACCGGATGACACCGGCAAGACATTCACCCGTGATGAGTTGGCAAGTATCGTCAGTGCTCAGTTGGAAGATTTCAAGTCTAATAAGCTACCTGACATGCTCCAAAAGGCGAAGGAAGACGGCAAGGCGGAAGCCAACATGTCGGCCAAGGAATTAGCCGAGAAACAGGCCAAAGAGCATGAAGCACAACTAGAAGCCCGTGAACAGGCACTCAATGCTAAGGAAGCCAAGCTGGCTACCTCGTCATTGCTGAACGAGAAGAAGATGCCTGAAGCACTGCAGAAAGTTCTGCTCGAACCGTTGGCTGGTATGAAATCGGATGAACGGGCTGAAACCGTTGATTCAATTGTTAAAGCGCTCGGTGAAGCGGTACAAGCGGAAATCGTCAATCGTGCCAAGGGTACATCTACCCCAGCAGCCGGTGGTGAAACGGGTAGCAACATGACCCAAGAGAAGTGGGACGCATTGGACTACGCTTCGCAAGCAAAGATTTACACGGAAAACCCCGAACTGGCAAAGAAGTTTGCATCAATTTAATTAAGGGAGTGACACAAATTGGCAGATAACCAATTCAATTTAGCTGCTGGGATTATTCCAGAGCTATTCGGCGCAAACGTTCTGAATTTGTCTACTAAGACAAACCGTTTTGTGCAATCAGGTATTTTAACACCCGACCCAACTTTAGGTGGTCAATTGCTTCAACCCGGTGAAACGATCACCTTGCCATTTACCAATGATTTAGATGGCGACCCCGAAGCATGGCAAGACACTGCGGATATTAGTGTTTCAGGGCTTACCACTGGCAAGCAACGGGCATTCCGTATGCGTGAAGCTAAGGCATTCGGTTACACGGATTTATCACAACTGGTAACGATGAGTAACCCAGCTAACGCCATTGCTAGTCGTTTTGGCGCTTGGTGGTCACGAGTTGACCAACGTACTTTGATTTCTGTTTTAGCTGGTGTCTTTGCTAACACGGATATTGCTACGGCTAAGCTATATGACGATTCAGCCAACGAGTTTAGTGCTTCCGGTTTCCTAGCTGCTATTAGTCGCTTAGGTGATCTGCAAGACCAAACGTTTAACAAGATTGCCGTTCATTCTGCTGTTTATGCTGAGATGAAAGAGCAACAAATGATTGACACCGTTCAACCTGCTGGTGCAGTGACACCATTCGGGACATACAACGGCATGACTATCGTTGTTGATGACGATTTACCAATTGCTGATGGCGTGGCTACCAGTTACATCTTTGGTAACGGTTCGGTTGCTTATTCGGTTGTTAACCCTGCTAACGGCACGGAAGTTGAACGGGAAGCCCGTAAGCAAGGTGGCCGTACCAACATCATCAACCGCCGGGTTAAGACCATTCATGTGCTTGGTACATCAGTTGCTGATGGCTTTGCTGCTGCCGGTCAAACTGTTGTCCAGTCTGAACTGGAACAAGGCACAACGTGGGCTAGTGTCGTAGACCCTCGTAACATCAAGATTGTAGCCTACAAAGCTAAAGTCGATGCTAAGTTCTTGCCTGCTAGTACAGCCCCAAAAGCGTAACGCCACCAACTGATGACAGTGGCGCAACGACTACTGGCACAGAAACGGGTGGCGATACCACTGACACAACTGCTACGACCACACCAACTTTTGACCCTAGCGGTGATGTTAAGCCAACGGACGCTAATACGGTTGCTGATATTACCGCTTGGCTTGATGCACACAGCATTGACCACACCGGCAAGACCGTAAAGGCTGATTTGCTGGCATTAGTACCAACGGCTTAGTGAGGTGATCTCATGAGTGAAACACAAGTGGATAACGCCGATTTAGTGACGGCTATTTCTAAGCTGAGTGCATTCGCTAAGGTTGACTCGGCTGTTATTAGCATGTTTGCCAACGATGCGACCGAAGTTGTGGCGTCTTTTGGATTGCCACACGAAGTGCTACAAACGGCAACCCGCTTATATGCTTGCCATCTTTTGGTGGTTGAGGCTAGCAATGGCAATCAAAGCGAATCGATTGGCTCGATGTCGCACACTAAATACGATTGGTCTAAGCAAAACGACCCGTATCTTTTAGAGTTCAACCAACTGCTTGACCGATATGGCTTAAATCGCCAGCATGGGCGTGCTTGGAGCGTGGACTAATGCTAAACGAATATAACCATATCTCTGAGGCCGTTTTAGAGATAGATAAGCTAAATAGTCACACTGTGGCTGTTGGTATCTTAGAGGGCGATTTTTTGGAGATGATAGCCATGGTTAATAACGATGGCACAACTATCCATGCTAAAGGCAACGGATATTTGATGATCCCGGTTAAAGATGATGGTGAAATTGTTTCTTTCATCAAAAAGAAATCGGTCACAATACCCGCTCGACACTTCCTTGAGCGAACTGTGAGCAACTTCGATGGCCCACGCCAAGAATATGTTGAGCGTAAGCTTGATGATCTTATCGATGGTACAGCGTCCGCTATGTCCATTTTGAACGGTATCGGTGAATTGGCGGTGAAGCAAATGCGCCAAGAGATTGCTAGGTTTAAAACGCCTAAAAATGCACCGTTGACCATTCGGAATAAGGGCAAAGATGATCCGCTGGTTGATACCGGAAAGTTAGGCGATTCAATCGCTTATAAAATCATGTGAAAGGTGGTGAGTGCATGACTGAACCAGTTTTTAAGCTTGAAGTATATGCCAAGAACAACTTATCT